ACTTCAGTAACTATGGACGATACGATTAGACAATCTATATCTGTTCAAGGAACTGGTGGAATTACTAGAACTACAGTATAATTTGACAAATAATTAAGAATACTTTAATAATTGCGTATGTCTGCAATCGACAAAATCAGAGACCATTATAATTCTTTAAGTAAAGGCGAACACAAATACTTTGAAGAATGGGATTTAACTTTTTATAAAGAGCCAATCAATCTTGAAAAAAAAGGTAAGTTATTTAAAAAGATGGAAATTGATGCAATCGAGGGTTTGGCATACGCACTTATAGAACTTGCCTTAGACGAACAAGGTAAGAATTTATTTACATTAGAACATAAAATGACATTGATGAAGAAAGCTGATCCTGATGTTTTATCAGAGGCGGCTACTTGGTTAATGCAAACACCTACAAAAAAAGACATTAAAAAAAAATAGATAACGACCACGACTACAATACGATAGTTCAGTTGGCTGATTATCTTAAATTACCTATACATCAAGTTATGGAGTTCTCAGTTGAGGAGTTTATGACTTGGATTATATTTTTAGAAGATAAAAGAAAAAGAGAACAGCATGAAGCAAATGTTGCTCGAATGAAATCCAAATCTAGGAGATAAATGACAAAAAAAGTTAATATAGATATAGTCGCAAGAGATAAGACCAAAAGAGCCATAGATCAATCTAAAAAAGGTCTTGGTGGTTTAAAGACTGCGGCTTTAGCTGTTGGTGCGGCTCTTGCTACCATTGGTGCTGGTAGAGCAATTAGAGGTTTAGTTAATACTGGAAAAGAAATTGAAAGTTTACAAATAAGATTTAAACTTTTATTTGGTAGCACAGAAGAAGGGGCAAAGGCTTTTGATACATTAACACAATTTGCTTCAAGAGTTCCATTTAGTTTAGAAGATATTGCAGCGGCTTCTGGTAATTTAGCGGTAGTAGCAAAAGATGCAAAACAATTAAACGATATTTTAGAAATTACTGGTAATGTTGCTGGTGCTACTGGTTTAGATTTTCAAACTACTGCTAGTCAAATTCAAAGAGCATTTGCTGGTGGTATTGCCAGTGCTGACATCTTTAGAGAAAAAGGTGTTAGAGATATGCTTGGTTTCTCGGCTGGTGCAAAGGTATCAGTAGAAGAAACAAGAGAGGCATTTAATAGAGTATTTGCTGGTAATGGTGAGTTTGCTAAAACAACAGAACAATTAGCAGAAACTTTAGAGGGAACATTGTCGATGATAAACGACAAGTTCTTTGCATTTCAATTAGCAATTAATAAATCTTTTTTTGAAGAACTTAAAAGTCAGTTTGGTGACCTAAATACTTTTTTACAACAAAATGAAGCTCAAATACAAAGTTTTGGTGAAGATATTGGAGAAGTTTTAGCACAGTCTTTAATAAAATTATCATCTGCACTTGAATTCACAATAGAAAATGTCAGAGAACTAGAATTGGCTTTAGGAGTACTTCTAATAGCGGCAAGAGGTATAATTAAAGTAATTGGTGGTTTAGCATTAGTTTATGACTCGGTAACTGGTAAACAAAAAGAATTGTTAGACATGACCAATTCTTATAATGAAAAGCTACATGAACAAAGAACTGGAATGGCTAACATCAATGCTGTTCATGATGCTTATTTAGCAAATCAAGAAAAAATATTAGAATTTAACGACAGACAAGTTGGAAGTATCGAAAGTATGTCACAGGCATACGAAGAACTTAACGAAAAAGTTTTTGCAAATGTAGGTTTTGAAGAACAAAGAATGAGATCAATGCAAAGAGCATTTGATAAAGATACAGAAAGAGAAGAAGAAAGAAAAAAACAAATTCAAGATGCCACTGAAAATTTCAAAGATGCTAAATTTAAAGAGATTGATTTTCAGAAAATGACACAAAAAGAAGCACAGCAATTAACAAGGGCTGGTTTCAGAACAGCACTTCAAGAAGGTGCAAAACACAACAAAGCATTATTTAGAATTAATCAAGCTATGAATATAGCAGAGGCAATAATGAATACCGCTACTGGTGTTACAAGTGCTTTAAAACTTGGTCCAATTATCGGTCCACCATTAGCACTTGCAATAGGAGCTATGGGTGCTGTTCAAGTTGCCACGATTGCGGCTCAACAACCACCAGCACAATTTGGTGGAGCAAGAGTTGCTAGTCAACCATTCTTGGTCGGAGAAAAAGGTCCAGAATTATTTACACCAGCCCATGCTGGAACAATAACTCCTAATCACCAATTAGACTCTGCACCAACGCACATAGTTTTCAATATCAACACAGTTGATGCAAAAGGTTTTGGTGCTTTATTAGATACGAGAAAAGCACAAATCGTTAATATGATTAATTCAGCTAGAAATCAGAAAGGACAAAGTAATATTGTATGAGTGGTAGTTTTCCATCAAGCCCAGAGCCATCTAGTATTAATATTAAATCTAACCAGACAACTATGGTTAGTGTGTCAATATCAGGTAGGCGACAAGCAAGACAATTACAAAATCAAAGATGGTCAATGGAAGTTGGTTTCCCACCAATGACAAGATCAGAGTTTGCTCCGATTATGGCTTTCATTGTAAGTCAAAGAGGAAAGAAAGAGAGTTTTCAATTTACTCCTGTAATTGTAGATGATGCTTTAGGAGTAGAAACAGGAACAGTATTGGTAAATGGAGCACATACTGTTGGTGATACGACTATTGCTATGGACGCATTTGCGGCTGACGGATCAGGAAGATTTAAAGCTGGTGATTTTATTAAGTTTGGCGGTCATAATAAAGTTTATATGGTTGTTTCAGACGTTACATCTTCAAGTAATGCGGCAACAGTAACAATAGAGCCACCATTGACTACTGCTTTGTCTGATAATGACACAGTTGTTTATGATAGTGTTCCATTTACAGTTGCATTAAGTAATGACATTCAAGAGTTTGGAATACCAAGTGATGCTTTTTTTAGATATGAAATGAAGTTTATTGAGGTTATTTAATGTCAAGGGGATTACATTCTGATCTTCAAACGGAACTAGCAACCGATCATTTAGATCAAATACATTTAATACAGTTTGAAATAGGCGGAACTACATATTACAGAACAAGTGCATACTTTGATATTACATACGACAGTAATACATATACTGCATCTGCCGATTTGGTAAATATTCCAACGATCAGTGAGTCAAGTCAAATATCAACTTCAAATGTTCAATTTACTTTAACTGGAGTAGATCAAACATTTCTTGCATTGTTTTTGTTAAACAACCATATTCATAGACCAGTTACAATATTTCGTGCCTACTTGAATGATAGTGGAGCATTAATTAATAACCCTTTTAAAATTTTTCTTGGTTACATTTCAAGTTATTCAGTCAATGAAACTTCAACATCAAGTCAATTAGTTGTTGTATGCCAAAATCACTGGGCTAACTTTGAAATGAAAAGAGGAAGAAGAACTAACGACAATTCTCAACAGATACAATTTAGTGGAGATAGATTTTTTGAATTTTCAAATTCATTAATTGTTGATTTAGAATGGGGCAAACAGAATGACAACACCTAAATATAAAGTTATCAAAGCAAAAAAAGAACACATTAAAATACTTCAAGAGTTTGTTAATAAGATGATAAAAAATGCTGATATGGTTTTTCCACCAATTAATATGATGAAAGCAAGTCGTTATGGTGCAAAGATGATTGAAGATGAATGTGTTTTATGTTTAGTACATGAGAAAAAAGTTGTTGGTGCTGTTTGCGGTTCTATTGCTCAATGGTGGTTTGCAGATACAAAAGTTTTAAGTGAAATGGGTTTTTGGATAGAAAAAGAACACAGGAGTATAGAAACAGCAACAATGTTATTACATGGATTTAAAAAAATAGCTGATAAAAATGCAGTGCCTTGTATGTTAAACACATTAGATGGTAGAGAAATACCAGCAAGAGAAAAATTATTTTCTGATTGTGGATTTCGCAGAGTAGGTCACAAATATGGATATGGTTTATAATGTGTGATGAAATTACTGATCCTATTGAAGATATTGTTGATGAAATAGAAGAAATTTTTGATGATGCAATTGACTTTGTAGAGGATATAATTGATGAAACAATAGATTTCTTATTTGGGTGGTTAATACCTGATATGCCAGAGATGCCTAATCTAGATGCACTTTTAGCTGGTGATGGAATATTAGTTAATAAACGAGACTCAAATAATGCCCTACCAGTTATTTATGGCACTCGAAAAATAGGTGGTAACATAGTTTGGTTAGCAACTTCAACTGATAATCAATTCTTATATGTAATATTAGCTTTATGTGAGGGTCAAGTTGCAAGATTTACAGAGTTATTTATTGACGATCAACTTTATGCAACATTTACTGGATCAGACTCGACATTTGGAACGAAAACTCTAATTGAAAGTATGTCTCTTAATGGTGACAGCACAAACTCCCCTACTAACGTAAATCTTTCTATTGAAACTGCACACCCAGCTTATCAAGGTACAGAAGAGCAAGATGGAACTGAAACTATTCACTATTTAACAAACTTTCAATTTTTTAATGGCACTGATGAAGGTCACCATTATGGGAGTGGTGTGAATTCATTTACAACTCCAAATTCAATCAGTGCGTTAGGTTGGGACTCAAGTCATTTAGGCAAAGGAATATGTCATGCCGCTTTTAGATTTAAATATAATTCTGACTCTTTTAACAGAATACCAAAGATTAACTTTGTTATTAGAGGTAAAATAGTAAACACAAATTTAAGCGGTACTTCTATGGCATTTTCTGCTAATCCAGCATTATGTTTACATGATTATCTAATTTCTACTAGATATGGAAAGGGTTTATCTGCAAGTGATATAGATGCAACCGCATTTACTGCGGCTCAGGGAGTTTGCAATACAGATGTTACAACACATACAGGAGGAAGTTCAACAAAATTATTTGAATGTCATGTTGCATTAGGAAATAAAACTAAATTAATTGATAATGTTAAAACTCTTATATCGTCAATGAGAGGTTTCTTCACTTACTCAGGAGGTCTTTACACCTTAAAAATTGAGGGAACTGGATCATCTGTTTTAACAATAACAGAAGATATGATGATTGGTGGTTTAAAAATTATTGGTGAAGAGAAATCTAAAAAATATAATAGAGTGATTGCTCGATTTGATAATGAAGAAAAAGCATATCAAAAAGACGAAATAATATATCCACCGATTGATGAAACAAATGTTGGTAGTGATTTTAAATATGCCACAATGTTAGCTTCTGACAATAACGAAGAACTGCATTTTGACATGAGTTTACCAGCAACAACAAGTCCATATCAGGCTGAAGATTTAGCAGAACTTGCATTGAAAAGATCACGAACTGGTTTACGCATAGCTTTAAAAACTACATCAGAGGCTTTGAATTTAATAGTTGGTGATATATTTGCAGTAACACACACAGGGTTTGGTTTTAGTTCTAAATTGTTTATTTGTAATGGATTGACCTTAGATAAATCAGGATTTGTTGCTGTTAGAGGTTTGGAATATGATGCCTCTGTATATACCTATAATACAAAAATAAAAACATCTGATGCCCCAACAACTTTTTTACCTAATCCAAAAGTTGTTAATGCACCAACGATAACATCAATTACAGATGAATTAGTAAATGTTACAGAGGGAAATATAAATGTAATTATGACAGTTACATTAAGAGGAACACCAGATTTCTTTGTTGATAAATTCGAAGTTGTTTATAAAAAATCTACAGAGAGTATTTACAAAACATCTGGAATATCTAGTGCCACTGTAAGGCAAATTGCAGTTGAAAGTGGAGCAACTTACAATGTAAGGGCTAGATCAATCAACTCTTTAGGTTATAAATCTAGTTTTGTAACCCAAGATCATTTTGTTGTGGGTGCTAGTGATCCACCAGCTAATGTCAGTAATCTTTCAATAGATTTTCAAGATCAAGTAGCTGTATTAGAATGGACACCAAGTACAGATTTAGATTTAAGTCATTATTTTATTAGATATACACCAGTTACTTCAAGTGCGAACTATGTTAATACTACATTGTTAGTAGATAAGATAAGTCCACCAGCTAATTCAGTGATTGTACCAGCCAAGGCTGGAACATATTTTATTAAAGCGGTTGATTTATTAGGACATGAGTCAGTTACAGCTACCTCAGTCATTGGAACAATAAGCACTTTTGCTGGTCAAAATTTACAACTTACTCTGACAGAAGAAACATCATTTGCTGGTACTAAAACTGATGTGGCAGTAACAGATGGTGCATTGTTCTTACAAGGGCAAGAAGTAACTAACTTTGATAGTGTTAGTGGTGATTTTGAAGATCAAGGCGGTTTTTTTGATGAAGTTGATGGTTTTGAAACATCTGGAAGTTATGAATTTGCAAACCAATTTTCTTTAGGAGCTAAATATCAGGGAAGAGTATCTTCTGTTTTAAATGTTGATATGATTGATAGGGTATCAAGCTTTGATGATGCTGGAGGTTTATTTGACACTGCTCAAGGTAATTTTGACGATGCTAGTTCTGCTCCTCAAATGGACGCAAAGTTACTAATATCAACATCTGATGACAACAGCACTTATACTAGCTTTACACCTTTTCAAGATGGTAATTATGAATTTAGGTTTGCAAAATTTAAACTTGAATTAACTTCAGGAGTAAGCCATCAATCACCAAAAATAAATAATTGCCAAGTTAAATTATTTATGATGGAAAGAACAGACAGACAACAGAATATTGTATCAGGAACAAGCACATCAGGAAAAGCAGTTACATTTGGAACAGCTTTTTACGCAGAGCCTTCAGTTACCATTTCCGCTCAAGACCTTTCAACAGGAGATTTCTTTACAATAACAAGTAAATCTGCAACTGGTTTTACAATAGAATTTTTTAACTCAAGCGGATCTACAATAAGCAAAACCTTTGATTATGTAGCAAATGGTCAAGGTAGAGCAATTTAATTGCCAAAATAAAACAAATAACTTATAAGGAGTAAATAATGGCACAACACGATTATAACATAGCAAACCAGACATTCCCAAACACTCGGTCTGACATCAACAATGCTTTATCTGCGGTTGCATCAAACAACTCAGGCACAGCCGCACCAAGTACAACTTTTGCCAATCAATGGTTTTATGAAACAGACACAAATTTACTGCAAATAAGAAACGAAGATAATGATGCTTACATTACGATAGCTGAATTAGATCAATCAAATGACACAGTAGAATATTTTAAATCTGACTCAATTAGAACAGCATTAATAGAATTTACTGATGGTGATGATGCCATAACTATAGCTGATGGTGGAGGGTGTACATTTGGTGTTGGAGTTACAATTACAACAGCTGACAATACAGACACACTCTCACTTATTTCTACTGATGCTGATGCTAGTGCAGGACCAAATTTAAGATTTTACAGAAACTCAGGTTCACCCGTTGATGATGATATTTTAGGCCGTGTAGATTTCGAAGGTCGTAATAGTGCTAGTCAAGATGTAATTTATGCTAATATTCAAAGTGAAATAATGCAAGAAGCTGATGGCAGTGAAGATGGTCAATTACAGTTTTCAGTTATGAAAGCTGGAACACTTAGAAATATTTTAAATTTAGATAGAACAATAGTCAATGTTAATGAAGATGCAGTTGATATAGATTTTCGTGTAAAATCTACAGGTGATGGCAACGCTATCAGAGTTGATGCGGCTAATAATAGAGTGGGTTTTTTCACTAGCGTACCTGATAATGAAGTAGATTTAAAAAGAGCTGCAAATGCAGTTATGAAAATTGAGTCTACAAACAATGGCGATGATGCAAAACTTATACTTAAAAAAGCAGGTAGTTCTAGTCGAAACATAGTGGTGTTTCAAAGCAGTAACAATTGGCATGTTGGTCATTTAAGAAATGCAACAAGTACTTTTTCAATTGCTACCCAAGATGACAGTGGATCTTCTAACGAGTTTCGTGTAACTACAAGTGGTGTGCTTATTGCTGGATCGTTGTCAAAAACTTCTGGTTCATTTAAAATTGAACACCCTCACCCTGATAAAAAAGATACACATAATTTAGTTCACTCATTTGTAGAAGCACCCCAAGCAGATAACATTTATAGAGGTAAAGTAGATTTAATTGATGGAAGTGCAACAGTTAATGTAGACACAGTATCAGGCATGACAGACGGAACATTTATTTTATTAAATACTGATACACAGTGTTTCACATCTAATGAAACTGGCTGGACTGCTATAAAAGGTTCTTTATCAGGAAATATATTAACTATTACTGCGGAAGATAATTCTTGCACAGATACTATATCTTGGTTAGTTGTTGGTGAACGACATGACCAACACATGAAAGATACAGACTGGACAGATGATGATGGTAAAGTTATTGTTGAGCCTCTAAAACAAACAGAGGAAGGTGAATAACATGGAAGTAAAACCAGAAGAAGCTGTAAACGCATTGACAAAACTTTTGAATGATAAAGAAAACATTATTAGAGGTTTATATATTCAACTGGAAGCTCTGCAAGGAAAGTTAAATGAAAAAGAAAATGCCGAGCCAGAGTCAAAAGAATAGCGAAGCAATACAAAGCCTAGATAAAAAGGTTGCATTGATTGAAGCTGACATAAAATCTATTAAGGACAATCATCTTCATACAATCGAAGGCTCAATTAAGAAAATAGAGCAACACATTTCCTCAATATGGAAAGTCGTAGGCATATTATGTTTTATGTTTACCATAGTCTTTGCAGAAACAGTTAAATCATTTATAGACCTAATAACTCTTTAAAGGAGTACTTATGGAAAAATGTATCTTGGTCATTAGCGACCAACACATTCCCCATCATCATACAGACATGATGGATTTTTTAAGAGCAATAAAAAAGAAATATAAACCTACACGCATACTGAATATTGGTGATGAAATTGATGGTCATGCCATTAGTTACCATTCACCCAATCCTGATCTTGCAAGTGCTGGTGATGAATTAAGAAAAGCGGTAGAAGTAATCCACGAACTAGAAGAGCTATTTCCGAAGATGGATCTAGTGCATAGTAATCATGGAAGTTTAGTTTTTAGAAAAGCACTAACACATGGATTGCCAAAGGCTTTTATTCGTGAATATAATGAGTTTTTACAAGTAGGTAAAGGTTGGAAATGGCACGAAGATATAATTATCAAAGCAAGTAACGGACAAGATATTTACTTTTGTCATGGTAAGACTGCAAACATTCTAAAGCTAGGACAACAGTACGGAATGAATGTTGTGCAAGGGCATTATCATACAAAGTTTAATATTCAATACTGGGGAAACCCTTCTGCTTTACATTGGGGATTACAAGTTGGCTGTTTGATTGATAAAGACAGTCTTGCTTACGAATATAATAAATTATTTAAAGACAGACCGATTATTGGTACTGGTATAATTATTGATGGATTGCCTAGATTGCTACCAATGGTATTGAATAAAGGTGGGAGATGGAATAAAGTTGTTCCATGAGTTCATTTAAAATACAAGTTGGTGGTAATCATTATATTAAAAAATATGTCATACAGCCATTCGAGTTTATTGCAAAAAATAAACTTAGTTTCTTTCAAGGTGTAATAATTAAGTATGTTTTAAGATACCAAGATAAAAATGGTATTGAAGATTTAAAGAAAATCATTCATTATTGCGAACTAGAGATTGAGAGGATTAAAAATGCAAACAAATAGATTGATGTCATTTACTCAAAAATTTGTCATAGATGAATGGAGAGCATTTTGTATATTAGGTTTTGATGTTACCGAAAGTGGATTGTCACCTGAATACATTAGAATTTACATAAAACCTTATGATGGTCGATTAGATCAGGAGGTAAGATCACACGCAAGAACGGTTACTAAGTTATTAGAAAAGGGCGATGCCCTAGATAGCATTGCAGAAGATCATACCAAAGAAAGTATTGTTGGAAACATATTACATTATGTGAAAAACAACATGGAAGATATTATCGCTTGTAAGCAAACAGAGAAAGAAGTGAAATTATCTACCGACCCTTACCGTAAAATCAAATGAAGGAGAAAACGCATGGAAAAATTTTGGTCATACGCAAGTATGGTCTGGGACTGGTTAAATACTAAAATACCAGCTTGGATCGTTATAATAGCAGTTATAGTAGCTTTGTATTTATGATTGATACTAAGACTAGAATAAAACAACATGAAGGTTTCGTGCCTAGTGTGTACGAGGACACACTGGGCTTTAAGACTATTGGTTTTGGACATTTAGTTACAGAGAAAGATAATTTTGTTGTTGGTGAAATCTATTCGCCTGAAGAACTTGAAGGAGTATTCAATCAAGATTACGACATAGCAGTTGCCGATGGTAAGCTGATTATTGAAACAATGATAAAAAGTTTTGATAGTTTTACAGATAAACAAAAAGAAGTTGTTGAGTCTGTTATTATTGAGATGTGTTTTAATTTAGGTAGACCAAGAGTATTGAAATTTAAAATGTTTATACAAGCATTGAATGATAAAGATTTTAGGAAAGCCGCAGACGAGATGATGGACTCACGATGGGCTGTTCAAGTAAAAGAAAGAGCATTGGTTCTTTCTACAATGATTAGAGGTTTATAATGATATTAGATGTATTAAAATTAGCGATTGGTGCTGGTTCACACATTATGTCGAATAGACAGAAAAGAAAAATGTTAGAGTCAGATGCCGCAATGTTACACGCACAGAAAATGGCAAATGGTGAAGTTGAATATCAAGCCGCAGTAAGACAATCGAATGACAAAGGCTGGAAAGACGAATTTGTTTTGCTTTTGGTTTCTGCTCCTGTGATTTTATTGATATGGAGTGTTTTTAGTGACGATCCTTTAATACAACAAAAGCTAGATGTGTTCTTTGACAAATTTAGCAATTTACCTTTTTGGTATCAAAGTTTATTTATTGGTGTAGTTGCGAGTATATACGGACTCAAGGGTGCTGATATATTTAAGAAGAAATGACAAAGATAAAGATTGCTTTACACAATCCAGTAAATATTTTTACATTTGTTAAAGTTCTTTATACGATCAAAGCTATGGACTATTCTGTTGGAGTGTTTGAACTTCTTGATCTTGCTCCGCACTTACCTCACACAAAAGACTTTGAAAGAACTCTAAAAGGAACTGTCAATAATATTTATAGTGGTTTTGAGATTGAGGGTGAAGTGATGCTGACTGAGTTAGATGATAACGAACTCTTAGACGGATCAATCCGCCCAAGAGATTTCGCTATAACAATTAACTAATACCTAAATAGTTTTTTAATTTATTACTCAAATCATTAAACTGTTGTGAATTTAAGTATATTTCATTCGTAATTGCATCTGTTGATGATGGAGAAGTTATTATTAAAGATAAAAGTTTAACTAATGTATAAGACATTCTTATTTTTTTCTTGGTTAAATGAGAAATAAAATAGTCATCTAATCTTTTTCTGTGATGATATTTAAAAAAAGTGATCTCATCATCTCCGCACATATCTAAATAAACATAAGATAAGAAGTTATATTCTTGTTTAGTAATTTTCATTCTATAATTCCCCAAATTCATCTATAAACATTTTAATATATAATACCACTAGGACTATTGTAGATAGCCCTAGAGTTGGTAATAAGAAATAATATAATAAAGTTTCCATTATGATCTCCTTAAATAATCTGGCGAATATATCCTCATACCTCTAATTGGATAACCTTTATAAACATTTCCTCTAGGGTGAGGAGCTGGTCTAGCCCAAGAAGCTGCTTTTAATATATTGCCTTCAATATCAATAAAACCCCATACCGATTGGTGATTGTGAGAAGCATGGCTAATTATTTTAATAAATTTTTTACCAATTTTGTAAGAATAATTATCACCTTTTCCCCATTGATTGTTTCTTTCTTCAATAAGATCATTTATTAAAATTTCTACTTTTTCTATTAATTGATTATTTGTTTTCATTATTTTAACCCTCCAATAAATGTTTGAGATGTACCTTTTACAGCATAAAACATAAATTTTTTCTTATTCCAGTTCATTGGTGCCAAAGTCATAGCTTTTGCTCTGATATAAGCTTTTTT